TGGCCGTGGGGGCGCGTCGGGTGAGAATAAACCAGTCTGGGAAATTCCAAATGACGCGCCAAAATATGAAAAACCATCAATCGATTTAAACGATATTCCGCTTATGCCTCCCGCTCCGGTATTAGAAAAACCAGAGTGGAAAGGCGGTACAACACCATTTGACGCACCACAGCTTGATAAGCCAGAGTGGAAAGGCGGGGTCGTACCGTTCGACGCTCCGATCTTGGAAAAACCGGAACTAGTGATCGATATTCCAGATCCAAAACGCGACGAACCAAAACCACAACCAAAACAAGACAAGCCAAACACGCTAGCGCAAAAAGAAACACCGAAAGTCGAAGAAGTGAAAATCACTAATCGCGTGGAAAATCACGCGCAAAACACGCGAAACGAATCTGAAGAAGTCGAAGCGTACAGCGCACCAGCTACACTTCCTAATACGGGATCAGATTTCGGAATTGCGATCAGCCTCCTCGGACTTTTGGGATTGAGCCTCGGAATGGCAGCAGCAAAGAAAGAAAACTAAAAAAAGAAATAGAGGGGTTTAATGAATAACGAAAGAGAATTTGACTTATTACCATTACTGGACTATATTGACCCCTCGATTCTATCTTATCAAGAATGGATAAACGTCGGCTTCGCCTTAAAACATGAAGGATATACCGCGTCAGATTGGGATCAATGGTCGCAAAATGACACAAGATACCGTAAATTTGAGTGTTTCAAGAAGTGGGACACCTTCAACGAAGAAGCAGGCTCGATTGTGACAGGCGGGACGATTGTCCAACTCGCAAAAGATCACGGCTGGGTGAATCCATACTCAAGCGATAGCGATGGAGCTCATGAACTCGATTGGAACGACACAATCGATCGAGACTATCGCGTCATTGATAAGAACTGGATCGAGGGGAAAGAGATTCATGAGCCTGCAAACTGGAATCCAGTACAAGAGATTATCAAGTATCTCGAGGCCTTGTTTGAATCGTCTGAAAATGTCGGTTATGTTACCGAGTCATATCCAAAAGTAAACGACGAAACGGGCGAAATTGAAAAATGGCTTCCAACGAAGGGAGCCTATGACCGAACAGCTGGGCAACTGATCGAGCAACTATCCAAGTGTAACGGCGATATTGGGGCGGTCCTCGGTGACTATCACAAGGAAGCGGGCGCGTGGATCCGATTCAATCCGTTAGACGGTAAGGGAGCCAAAAACGAGAACGTGACTGATTATCGTTATGCGCTCGTTGAGTCTGACAGCATGAGCGTAGAAAAACAAAACGCGATCTATAAAGAGCTGGAATTGCCGATCGTGGCCCTTGTCTATAGTGGAAACAAGTCCTTACACGCTATTGTAAAAGTGGACGCTGGCAATTACGAAGAATATAGAAAGCGCGTTGACTATTTATATAAGATATGCCAGAAGAACGGGATATCAGTCGATACACAAAACCGCAACCCGTCGCGCTTGTCTCGTATGCCGGGATTCGAGCGAAACGGCCAGAAACAATTCCTTGTTGATACAAACATAGGTAAGCGCAACTGGGAAGAATGGTATCAGTATATCGAGGACTTAAACGACGATCTACCAGATCCGGAAGGGCTGGGCGATAGCTGGGATAACCTCCCAGAGCTTGCACCCGAGTTGATTGAAGGCGTCCTTCGCCAAGGCCACAAAATGCTAATCGCTGGACCGTCAAAAGCTGGTAAGTCCTTCAGCTTGATCGAAATGTCAATCGCAATTGCAGAGGGCAAGAAATGGCTTGAATGGAATTGTACGCAAGGTAAAGTCCTATATGTCAATCTTGAGCTAGATCGTGCGTCATGTCTCCATAGATTCCGCGACGTGTACGAAGCAATGGGGCTTCAACCGAACAATCTCCAAAATATTGATATCTGGAACTTGCGCGGAAAGACTGTACCGATGGACAAGCTCGCGCCGAAATTGATCCGCCGATCGCTCAAAAAGAATTATATAGCGGTTATCATTGACCCGATTTACAAAGTCCTTACGGGTGATGAAAACAGTGCGGATCAGATGGCGCACTTTACGAATCAGTTCGACAAGGTCGCGACAGAGCTCGGCTGCTCGGTGATCTATTGCCACCACCACTCAAAAGGATCGCAAGGAAATAAAAAGTCAATGGATCGGGCTAGTGGTTCGGGCGTATTCGCTCGAGATCCAGACGCGCTGATCGACTTGGTGGAGTTGGACGTCACGGAGGAGTTACTTACTCAACGGATCAACCACACGGCAACTAGGATATACAAAGCAGCATTACAAATGTGCAACCTTGGATATTATCAAGAAGAAGTGAGCCTCGACGATCTCCAAAGTCCAGCACTCATGCGGACACACTTCGAGCAAGCAATTCCAAACGTACTCGATCGGAAGCCTTGGACGGATAAGATCGAACAAGCTCGTCGAGCGATCGAAATTTCGACAGCGTGGCGCGTGGAAGGCACTCTTCGGGAGTTTGCCAAATTCAAGCCGATCAATATGTGGTTTAGCTATCCCGTGCATTTCTTGGACGATTCGGGAGTTTTGGCTGATATCCAACTAGATGATACAAATGGGAACAACTCTCCGTGGAAGAAAAATTTCGACAAAAAAGAGACAAAAGAGGATAAAAGCGAAAAAGTTGAAAGCGCTATTTACTCAATCTATGATGGAATAAATCCTGTTACAATAGATGATCTTATCGAATATTTTTCGACAGATTCGAGACAAGTAAGTGAAAAAACTGTCCGCCGATGGATCAAAAATAATGGCAATTTTACAATTAAAAATAAGGAAATTTCGCCAAAAAATGACGAGGGACAAAAATAGGGACAGGGACAAATCGATGGACAAATCGATGGACAAAATTCGATATGTCCCTGTCCCTCGAGGGACAAATATCGAAATGTCCCTTGTCCCTGAGCGTGTCCTTTGAGGGACAAAATGAGGGACAAATCGATTAAATAATCGAAATGTCCCTAGGGACAAAACGAGGGACAGAATCTCTCCTTCTCCGAAGGGAGAGATTTAGGAAAATGTCCCTGAGGTCCAAGGGGAACAGGAACAGGAACAGGGGGGCTTTGCTCTCGCCCCCTGTAACCCTGTAACCCTGTCCCCTAACTTGGACTTAGCGCGAGAGTGCGGTAAGTAAAAAGAAAATGCAAAAATGAAAAAGTATAAAAACGAGGTGGCGAAAAATGATTGAGTTCTTTTTGCCGATGGAAAAAATTCCGACGACGACACACCAGCAAAAAAAAGTAAACGTGAGAAATGGCAAGCCGATTTTTTACGAACCGGAAGAGCTGAAAAACGCACGAGCGAAATTTGAAAGCTTACTTGCGCGTCACGTACCACCAGACAAATTAAAAGGGCCGATCCGGCTCACAGTCAAATGGTGCTTCCCGATGATTAAGGGAGTACGAACTGGACAGTACAAGACAACAAAACCAGACACAGACAATCTTCAAAAGCTATTCAAAGATTGTATGACCAAGCTGGGATTTTGGAAAGACGACGCACAGGTCGCAAGCGAGATCGCCGAGAAGTTTTGGTCTGAGGTCGTGGGGATCTATGTCAGAGTGGAGGAGTGGGACGATGAACTATATACATTTCTTTAGCGTCGAGCTCCCGGACTTTATGGCACGAAATAACCAAGTTGCGCAAAGCCTCGGTTTTGGATCTGAGCGTTACTGGTTCTGGACCGTGGACGCGATCGCTGAAATTTGCAAAAAGTACAATGACGATGAATTAGTCGTAAAGCAATTCGGGCTCTTGTTTGAATGGCTAGAAGCTCAAGCGGAAGGGGTGGCACAATGAAAGAAAAAACGTACTACGAAGTTATTGGAGAGATGGAAGAAAAGAGACTCGACGAAATAGAAAGTCAATTATCTCTTGGTGAAACTTGCGTCAAACTTATAAAACAAATCGAAGGCAGAGAAGATGTGCGCGGAGCTAGTGAATTGATTACGGTCGATGGCAAAAAATACGACATGAAAATTTTTGAGTGGGGAAGAAGGCCAGAAAATGGAATACGTGAAATATGATCCAAAGCAGCGCGAGGCTTTGAGAACGAATCTAAAGCGTCTAATGGACGAAAAAGGAGTCACAAAAACACAGCTTTCAAGAAAGCTGGGCTGGTCCTATAATACAATTGATTATTGGTTAAGGGGCGATCGCGTACCCGATCGGACAGGAATCGAGGCTATATGCGATTATTTCGGAATCGATGACGTGGAACTATTGGGATCAGAAATGAAGGTCCGCACGTTCGCTTATTATAAAAACGATACGTTGCTTGCGTTTGGCACGATGGAAGAGATCGCGGAACAAACGGGCCGAAAGATCGAGTCCTTGCGGAGCTTGCTTTGCAACTCGAAGCGATTCAACAAGACAATGAAAACGTACATGATCGAGCTCGAAGACGATAAGCGGTACAAGCTAAAATTTAAACAGTCGTTTACAATCGACGAGTTGAATCTAAAAGGGATCGGGTGGTTGCTAGAAAGCCCACTCGTAGAAGTAGAAGAGGTGGAAGAATGAATAAACAGGAATTGATAAAAATTTATGAGGACACTAGCTGTACTCTTATTTCAATTAATGGGGTTTTGGAAGATCTCAGACAACTAGATGAACCGCAGAAAGTCCAAGTGCCACAATTTGTGGCGGACTGGTACGAAGCTAACAAAGATGATTTTGAAGGAAACTTGTTTAGGTGTATTGATCGGATGCCAGATCTTTTTAGTGGGGAAGAATTAAGCGATTTTGAAGAATGGATAGTAGATGGTCACACAAAACCTTTTCAAATCCTTGTCAATATGCATCAATTCGGCTACACAGTCGAGAAAGAAAAGCGGTATTTTGTAAGGGTTAAAGGTGTGTATTTTAATAATTGCCTAATTTTTGAAAAGAGAAACAAAACGTGGTTTTTCTCTTCGATCTATGAAATAGATCATCAAAGAGGACACCACACTCGCAAAGAACTAGAAGAAGCTGGTTTTGGCTGGGTGTTCGATTGCCCAGAAATGGAAGTAAAAGAGGTGGAGTGATGGATTTACAAAATTTTGTAGAGGCACAATTGTTTTTAGGTAAGCAAGTTTTAGAGATTATCTTAGATTTGTTGAAAGATGAAACTATAATTGGGTCAGTTTTACCTTTAAAAATAAATGATTATAAATTTAAAATTACAGTAGAGAAAGAGGTGCAAGATGATTCCAAAATATAGAGCGTGGGATAGTTGGCGAAAGAGAATGTCAGCCGTTGATAGGATTTATATAGACACCAAAGGGGTTCGGTTATACGACGATTTCGGTGAGTATTGGAGAGATTTCAGTGATGTCGAACTCATGCAATCTACAGGCCTATTTGATAAGAATGGAAAGGAGGTCTTTGTCGGAGATATTATTAAATGTACAAGAGGTTGCCTTCATGAAGTATACATAGAAAAAGAATATGGTGGTACTTATATTGGAGGTATGCCCGCTGTATATCTAAAAGGTATAAGAGAGGGTTATGCTTGGACTGGGGCCGAAGAAATCATCGGCAACATCTACGAAAAACCCGAATTGCTGGAGGTAGTAGAATGACATTAGAACAGTTTCTAAAGTCACTCTCGGACCTTATGTGGTCCTTCTTCTGGGTGATATTGATATTTTTAGGCAGTGAAAATAACAAAAAATAGGAGGTGACAGAATGACACGACCAAACAGATATCCATACACTAAAAGTCAGTGGGAAGAAGAAACTACATCGGTGTACTTTGGTGATGGCACTAGTTTAAAGACGTTAATCGAAAGCAATCGAATAACTGGCGTGATTAATGTTAGTTTACAATGCGAGTGAGGACGACTAATGGACCTACAAAACTTTATTTATTTACTATTCGCAGCAGTCTGGATCTCTGGCTTGATCTGGGCTGGTGTGATTGCGTTCAAAAGCAGAAAGGGGAAACATGACTAAACTATTTTATATGATCCTCGGCTCAATATCGCTGGTATTTATGATCGTGTGTATCAACTTGAACTCACGGATCAATGAGTTAAATAATAAAGTCAGTGATCTGGAATGGACGGTGCAGGAGCATGAACTGTCCATCCAGCGGTTGGCAGAACAAAATAATGCGCAGGATGTTATTTTAAACAAGTTAAACAGCGAGTACCAGATGCGGGAACGGCAACGTGCGGAGGAATTGAAAGAGGTGGCAGAGAGAAACGGAGTGGGTGGATGAACATTAAAACACGCTTGAACAATCTTAAATATTTTGATACAAAACTAAACTCACTGCGACAAGAACGAATTGCTTTGCGTGCTACGGTTCAGAAAGCGCAGATCTATTCGGATGAGCCGAAAGGCAGCAAACAAGGCAACAAAACGGAAGATTTAAACGTTCGCATTATCTCGAAGTCTGAACAAATCGACAAAGAAATGAAAAGGCTTTGGGACGAACGCAATGAAACCGCACAAGCAATTGAATCCCTGGAAGATCCGCTTGAGAATGTCATCATGCGCTGGTATTATATCAACGGTTGCAGTCGTTTTGAAGTGATGCGAAAGGTCAACTGTTCAAGGACTACATTCCATCGCGTGAAAAAGTCTGCGATCGAACACCTTGAAGCTAAATTATGAGACCTTTAAAACTTTTTGGGACTTTTAAAGTGGTATTATGTTATTGAGGTTAAAAACCATTAACGGTTAGTTAAAATCATTGTAAAATCTCCTTATGTTTTAATCTCGAAAGAGTCGGCATCAGTCGGCTTTTTTATTTTTGTTTTAGAAAGGGGTGAGGTAGATTTCTAGGTTGACACACAAGCAAAGACGATTTATTGATGAATATCTAATCAGTCGAAATGGCACGGAAGCGGCAATCAAGGCTGGATATTCTGAGAAAATTGCTGCAAAGAGTTCGTCGGAAAACTTAAATAAACCGAAGATACAAGAAGCAATTGCAGCAAGATTAAAAGAACTTGAGAAACCTACCATCGCCACAATAGACGAAGTTTTGGAGAAACTAACCGCTATCTTACGACAAGAAGCGACTGAGGAAGTTGTAGCAGTCGATCCTATTGGTGGTGGCTTTATCAAAACAGAGAAGAAAGCCTCACTTGCGGACGCTACCAAGGCTGCAAAAGAACTTCTCGGTAGATACCTTTCGACAAAACAAGCCAAGAAATTGGAGCTTGAAATCGAACGATTGCAGAAAGAGCTGGATAGTGGACATACAAGTGAACGTTTAATCATCGTTGATAGTTTCTCGGAAGAGATGAAAGGCTTGATAGATGACTTATGATGTTGTTTCTGACACGGCTGATCTTCTCAGAAAAAACGTAAACGAGAACTTTCTTCCAATTCTTTTGTCTGATAGACCTTACAATGTTTTGAAAGGTGGTCGGAACTCCTTTAAATCATCTGTTATCGCAATCAAACTAGCTTATATGTTATTGAGATATCTAAAAGCTGGCGAAAAAGCAAACGTGGTCGTCATTCGTAAAGTAGCGAATACCATTCGTGATAGCGTATTTCTAAAAATGCAGTGGGCACTTGGTTTGTTTGGTTTATCTGATCGCTTCAAAGCTACTGTATCGCCGTTTAAAATACAAGACAACGCTACTGGCTCGTGTATATATTTCTACGGCCAAGATGACTTTCAGAAGTTGAAGTCAAATGATATTGGGAACATCATCGCGGTCTGGTATGAGGAAGCTGCGGAGTTTAGTAGCAAGGAAGATTTCGACCAGTCAAATGTGACTTTTATGCGACAGAAGCATGATCGTGCTAAGTTCGTGCAATTCTTTTGGAGTTACAACCCGCCACGAAATCCATATAGTTGGATCAATGAGTGGGCAGAGGAGCTAAAGAATAACGAGAATTACCTAGTACATTCATCGTCTTATTTAGACGATAAGTTAGGCTTTGTTACAGAACAAATGCTGGAAGATATTGAACGTATTAAAGAGAACGACTACGACTACTACCGGTACATTTACCTGGGTGAACCAGTTGGCCTTGGTACAAATGTCTACAACATGGAATTGTTCAAAGAAATTGATAAAATACCAGAGAATGAACGTGTAATCGGACAATTCTTCGCAGTTGATAGCGGGCACCAACAGTCTGCTACAACTTGCTTGCATTTAGTTATGACGAGTGCTGACAGAGTTTATCTAATTGATAACTACTACTACAGTCCAGCGGGTAAGACGTACAAGAAAGCACCCAGCATCTTGTCTAAGGAGTTGCATGACTACTTGGAGGAGAAAGCGAAACGTTTTCCTAATGCGCCTATTTTGAATATGACAATAGATAGTGCGGAGGGAGCATTGAGAAACCAATACTATGAAGACTATGGCGTGCGCTGGCATCCAGTAGCTAAGAAAAAGAAAATCGTCATGACTGAGTTCGTCCAGTCGCTTCTAGCAGAAGGACGCTTTTTTTATTTGCCTACAGAAAACAACTTGAAATACTTTGTGGAAGAGCACAAGAAGTATCAATGGGATGAAAGAAGCATTATGAACGACGATCCGAAAGTTATCAAGGAAGATGACCATACAGTCGATGCCCTACAATATTTTGTGCTAGATAACGCAAGATATCTTAATTTAAAAGCATAAAAACAGTGACCAACGCTAGATAGTATGATATAATGTTTATAGAGGTAAAAAACATGGAAATCATATATAAAAACAATTATGCTTTTGTCGACGGATATAAATTCAGAAAGGATGAACAAACCGGCTACTATCTATCGACGCGAAAAATAAATGGTTACAGGCCAAGACTGCACGTTTACATATGGAATAAACACAATGGTGATATTCCAAATGGGTATCAAATACATCACAAAGACGAAAACAAAGACAACAATGAAATTGACAATTTGATGTGCATGACACAAAAAGAACATCTGAAATGGCACGCCGAGAATATACACCCAGATACGCTCGAGAAAATAAAAAACAATTTGGATAAAGCGAGAAATAAAGCCAAGGAATGGCATTCTTCTCCGGCGGGAATCGAGTGGCACAAGAAACACGCTAAGAAAATGAATCTTGCGAAAACGGGTGAGATTGAATTGGATTGCGAATATTGTGGAAGGCACTTTATTTCAAGAAAAAAACATGGTAGGTTTTGCTCACCGAACTGTCGAACTCAATCACGAAGAGTGAATAAGAAAGATGACGAGCAAAGAGTATGTATTATTTGCGGAGACACTTTTTCGACAAACAAATACAGTAAAACCAGAACCTGCAAAAAAGAATGTAGTAGTAAATTATCAAGCATAACTAAAAAGAGCGCCAAATAAGCGTTCTTTTTTTAAAGGTTTAATTTAAATGGGAATTATACAACGAATAGTAAATATATTTAAGAGAGGACAATATGCGATGCAACAACAATCGCTAGGCAATATCACAGAACACCCACGAATTGCAGTGAGCCAGGAAGAATACAAACGCATTATGCGCAATCTACGCTATTATCAATCCAAGTGGGATGATGTGGAGTTTATGAACACGAATGGCGACATGGTTAAACGACCATTCAACCACTTACCAATTGGACGGACTGCAGCAAAGAAGATTGCAAGCCTTGTCTATAATGAGCAAGCTACAATTACAGTAGATGAAACTGTAAGCGGCGCTGATGAATATGTGCAAAGCGTGTTGCTGAACGACCGCTTTAATAAGAACTTCGAGCGTTATTTTGAGAGCTGTCTTGCGCTTGGTGGTCTTGCTATGCGTCCTTATGTTGATGGCGATAAGGTTAAGATCGCTTTTGTGCAAGCTCCTGTATTTCTGCCTATGCGATCTAATACGCAAGATGTATCGAGTGCTGCTATTGTTACCAAAACAATCAAGTCAGAGGGACAAAAGAATGTATATTATACTTTGATTGAATTCCATGAGTGGAAGAATGAAGAGGAATATACAATCACTAATGAACTCTACAGATCAGAGGTTAAGGATCGAGTGGGTGATCGTGTGCCATTGTCTGAACTCTACGAGGAGTTAGATGAAACAACGACAATTAAAGGGTTGAGTCGTCCGCTATTCACTTACTTAAAGACTGCTGGCATGAATAACAAAGACATTAACAGTCCTTTAGGCCTGTCTATCTTTGATAATGCTAAGAGTACAATCGACTTTATCAACACCACTTATGACGAATTCAAGTGGGAGGTCAAGATGGGACAGCGTAGGGTAGCAGTTCCAGAACAGACAGTACGTACAGAGTTTAACTCACGCAATGAGAAAGTCACAGTCACACGCAAGTTCGATCCTAATCAAAATGTATACGATAAGTTTGATACAGGGAGCCTTGACGGATCTATTAACATCACAGACCTAACGACTCCTATCCGGTCAGAGGACTACATTAAAGCTATCAACGAGGGGTTGTCACTGTTTGAAATGCAGATTGGTGTATCTGCTGGGATGTTTAGCTTCGATGGTAAGAGTATGAAAACCGCGACAGAAATCGTAAGTGAAAACTCAGACACTTACCAAATGCGCAATAGTCTTGTGTCTTTGGTCGAGCAGTCTTTGAAAGAGTTGGTTATTTCGATTTGTGAACTCGGATCACTCTACGATTTTTACAACGGTCCTATTCCAGAGATGGAGCAGATCAGTGTTAATCTGGACGATGGTGTCTTTACCGACCGCAACAATGAGTTGGAATACTGGACGAAAGCTCTTGCAAGTGGCCTGGTTGATCGTAAGACAGCAATTCAACGCGCTTTGAAGTTGACAGAGGAAGAAGCTGGACAAATGGTACAACGTATCAACAACGAAACGATGGCTACTGCCAATTCTGAGCGTGATACAACAGACATTGAAATTTACGGAGAATGATAAGGAATGAGCAAGAGGCTGCCGATACAATTTAATGACGAACAGTTAGAACTTGGATCGAGTCGTCTTGCTGATCTCTATCATAAGTTAACTGTCGAACTCTTTGAGCAGATGGTAGATAGGCTTCTGGAGCGCGGGACAACATCGCTCACAGACAATCCTTACATCTGGCAACTAGAGAAACTCAATCAGATGCACGCGCTCAACGAACACAATCTTAAAGTAATATCTAAGTATACGGATATCACGGAAGAGCAACTAAGAAATGTCATTGAGGGTGAAGGCCTAAAGATATACACGGACACCAAGAGCCAACTCTTGGAGGATCTAAATAAAGATCCTCACTTTGACACAAGCCACGTACAAAAACAACTAGAAGCCTATTTAGAGCAAGCGAGCGGTGACATTAATAACCTAATCAATACAACACTGCCAAATGTTGTTAACGAGGTTTATCGTAATATCGCTAAGGAGACGGTCGCTAAAGTTGCGACTGGTGTTGCCACACCAGACAAGGCGATTGCTGAAACTGTCATAAAATGGCAGGAAGTCGGATTTAGAGGGTTTAAAGACCGAGGAGGGAAGAACTGGCGCATTGACAACTACGCACGTACAGTTGTTAAAACTACGACACGTAGGGTATACCGCCAGATGCGCACACAACCAGCGGACGAGCTGGGTATTGATACCTTTTACTACTCAAAGAAAGCAACTGCGAGAGAGGCTTGCGCTCCTCTGCAACATCACATTGTAACGTATGGTGAAGCAAGAGAAGAGGGTGGCTACAGCGTCCTATCACTGGCAGATCATGGCTACGGTACACCAGCAGGCTGTCTTGGCATCAACTGCGGACACTATCTGACACCTTTTGTAATCGGCATCAATGACATGCCAGATTTGGGCGATGATGTTAAAAACATTACACCAGAAGATGCAATTAGAAATGCTAATGTACAGGCTAAACAAAGGGCATTAGAACGGTCTATAAGAGACAGTAAAGAAAAATTAGATATTGCCAATAAGTTAGGTGATAAGGATCTTATAGATAAGTACAAGAGTAAGATACGCACTCAGCAAGGTGCTATGCGTGATTTTCTTAAAGATAAGCCGTTTCTTCATCGTGATTATGCGAGAGAAAAATACTACAAAGGTCCATATACAGATGCTAAGAAAACCGCTCAACTTAGAAAGAAGCTGGCAGAACATCATTACATCAAAGAAGGCGAGATTCCAGCTTTCAAAAAGGTTGGAGGAAAAATCACTAAAGCAGAGCGTAAGGTTATTTATGCAGATGAGAATCCTCAAGGTTTGGGATATATTGGTACACCTCATAGTTTTGCTATCAATAAATACTTGAGAGATAAAAATGTAATGCCGTCTGAGTATCAGAATATAGTCAATACATTGGATGGGGTTATCAAGAGAAATAGAGTTCTAAAAAATATCAAAGTCAATAGATTTGACGATGAGGGGTATTTTAATTCTATCCTTAGAAAGAACGCTAGTCTTTTGAAAAAGCATGATAGCATTGAGTCTGCTCTTAATTCTGGACAAGCTACTTTCGACAATGATGGCTATACATCTACTAGTTATATTCCTAAATACAATTTCTTTAAGGATAGACCTATTAAAACCATTATCAACATTCCTAAAAATGCTGAAATTTATTTCACCGATAACGATAGAGAGAGCGAGATTATCCTTCCAAAAGGTTCGAAATATGATATAATTAACATGAAACGAAAAGGGGATAATATTACCATTGAAATGAATCTAAGAAAGGAGTAAAGCCTATGATTTTGGAAGAAGCATTAAAAGAAGTAAGTAGCTGGAATCTCAAAAAGCCTGCTCCATTAACCCCTTCTGAAATGACTGATGAAGAACTCGCTCGTTTGCGTTTCACATGGGTTTCTCCAGAAGATGAAGTTCTTGTCATGGATGAACTGAAAAAACGCGGTCTAGCTTTGTAAATAATTAGCGCTTAGAATGATCTAGGCGCTTTTATTATGCTTTAAAATAGGAGGTGATCCAGCATCTTGACTAGCAGGAATAGACTGCTACTTAATTGTTATAAGGAACCGTATGAGAATTCATGCGGTTTTTATTTTGCGCTCATTTTTGGATAAGAGGTTGTTTCCTCCTTATTTCTTACCTCTTGCGGGATCGTTACCCACTGGGCGCTTACGACTTTATCCACAGTCGCTAAAGAATGGAAGATCACAATTTAGGAGGGGCAAGTAATGTCCGAAGAAATCCAAACAACAGACCAGCCTGTTAATGCTGGAGAGGTGGCAACTGCCGAAGTTGCAAAAGAGGAAACTAAGACATTTACACAAGAGGAAGTAAATGGATTGGTAGCCAAAGAAGCCAAAAAGGCACAGGAAAAGATCTTTAAAAGCCTGGGATTTGAAGATGTCAAGAGTGCTAAAGAAGGCTTCGAACAGTTGAGAGAGTGGAAAGACTCACAGAAGACAGAAGCGGAGAAACAATCTGAGGCGATCGCTGACAAGGAGAAGCAACTTGAAGCAATGCGCTTGGAAAACCAACAACTGACTGCAAAATATGCAGCTCTTACGTTGGGTGTACGTTCTGATGCTGTCGACGATGTCATTGCACTGGCTCAAAGCAAAGTGACTGATGATGTGACAATCAATGATGCGATCGCAGAAGTCCTTGCAAAATACCCACAATTCGGGAATGTGCCCGAAGAACCCAAGGAAGAACCGAAACCCAGCTTCTCAGTCGGTGGCACACCATCGGTTAAAGAAGAGGGCAAGGTTGATCCTTTTGAGGCTATTATCGCCTCGTATGGCAAGAAAAAATAAGAAAGGAACATAATCTATGCCAAATAACAACCTAGCTGCTGCTCGCTACGAGAAACAATATCGTGATATGCTCGCTACTGTATTCGGAGTGAATGCAGCATTTATCAACGCTTTGTCTCCTATCCAAATTTTGGACGGTGTACAAGAAAACACTACTGCATTTTCAGTTAAAACCAATGGAACTCCTGTCGTAATGGGTGAATACTCAACCGATGCTAACGACGGTGGTTTTGGAACTGGTGCTGGTAAATCTCGTTTTGGTGAATTGAAAGAAATCAAGTATACCAACACAGATGTACCTTACGACTACACACTTGCAATCCACGAAGGTATCGACCGCTACACAGTCAACAACAACATTGAGGCTGCAATCGCTGATCGTTTGAAACTCAACGCAGAAGCTCAAACCCGTGGAATGAGCAAACGTATCGGTAAATTCTTGTCAACTGCTGCAGGTAAAACAGAAGCCCTCACAGATATGCAAGAAGCTACTGTACGTACTTTGGTTAACAAGATCAAAGCATACTACAGCAACAACGAAGTGATCGCTCCTGTTACATTGTATCTACGCACTGAATTGTTCAACGCAATCGTAGATATGACTGCAAATACTTCTGCTAAAGGATCAAGCGTATCTATTGACGAGAATGGCCTTGCTAAATACAAAGGCTTTGCCCTTGTAGAAACACCAGAACAATACTTTGAATCTGGCGATGTCGCTTACTTCGTACCAGATGGAATTATCATTCCATTCGTAGGTATCTCTACTGCTCGTACAGTAGAGGCAGAAGACTTCGACGGTGTTAAATTGCAAGCTGCTGCTAAAGGTGGTACGTATGCACTCGAAGATAACAAGAAAGCGATTGTTAAGGTAACTGGTACAGTCGTTTAACGTTTAAAAGGGGGTAGCTATTGGCACTTTTTAAAACAACTAAAAATGTTTTCTTCCAAGATCTTGATATCACAGTGTTAGAAAGTGATGTCGTGGAACTTGATGACGCGACAGCTAAAGATTTAATCGAAAAGTTGGCAGATGTATTCCCTGGTGAAACTGTACTAATTGAAGTCACAGAAGCTGGGGAACAGAAACCGAAACGCAGTCGCAAGAAGAAAGCAGACACAGAAACTACAGAAACGGAAGAGGTTGAGGCATAATCCAACCTCTTTTATTTATAGAAGAGGTGAGAACATGGATTACTTAACCTATCCAGAATATCTTAAATTAGGTTTTGACGAAACGGATAAATACGATGAATTGTACAAACGGGCAGAAATGACTGTAAATCTGTACATTCACAATTTTTATGCTTACAAAGACTTCGAAAGTGATTTTAAACTACGCAAAGAAGCAGTAAAGAACGCTGTCGCTTATCAGATTTACTACTTAGATCGCTCTGGAATTGCTACAGCAGAAGAGAAACAATCTCTATCTAGCGTGACTGTTGGACGAACCACAGTAAGCTATCAAAGTAGCTCTCAGAGCATTTCAAAAGGTTCGCAGTATAATCTGTCTCTCGATGCTGAAAACTGGCTCAAAGTGGCTGGTTTTGGCTATAGTGGGGTGTCTTATGATAGATAAGCGAATGTTAGTTGATACAGCAATCATTAAAAAGCGTGTTGGTATTGATGAGTGGGGGAAAGAAACATTCGGCGGCGATCTATATATCGATCCTTGCCGTTTTGATGAGAGTACCTCACACGTCCAATCACAGAAGTCTGGAAAAAGTAAGAACCGCACGGACCAATTCGCTGGAGTGCTGTACATCGATACGGATTATTGCAACTTTGAAATTGATAGATCATATATTGACGGGAAATTGATTGTAGACAATCAAGAGTACATCATCGTTAAGATCATTCCAAACAGACACCCGATTAGTAAGCGAATACTTACTTATGAAATCGAGGTGATCTAATGGGAATTAGTATCACAGTTGATCTAGGACGGATTAATAAGAAGTTTGGTCCGAATGCAAAGAAAGTTGCTGAGTATGCTATCGCTAACCAAGCGATGTTGGACATGGAAAGGTTCGTGCCTCTCCGTGACGGTGATCTTCGAGGTCCTGGCCATGCTTCTGGCAATCAGATTGTATATAACACAGTCTATGCCAGGGCGCAGTTTTACGGATCGTCCTACAACAAGCATCGTAGTTTTAAGTTCAGCAAGTATACTACTCCTGGTACAGGCCCACGGTGGGACTTGAAAGCTAAAGGAATGTATGGTGACAAATGGGCAGATAAGGGAAGGGAGGTATTAGGACTATGATCGCTAAAAATGATTTTTTAGAAAGACTTAATGCTTTTATCAATTCGCTTAATCTCCCTATTACGTCCCGTATGGATTATTTAGATGAGGACGAGAGCCTTGTGGTTTATCCACTAGCTGGTGGAAAGATCAATAAGATCTATATGGACGAGGCTAGAGATGTATCGCTACCGTTTGAAATCGCAGTTAAGACGAAAGACCACGAAAAAGCCAATACTTGTCTATGGGCAGTTAACGAGGCCTTATCGGATTTATTCGTAGACATTCCAAGCGCTAACGGATCGTATGCGTTCGAAAATTTAGAAGTGGCAATGCCGTTTCTGAATGAAAGAGACGAGCAAGGCTACTACATCTATTTACAAGATATTCAAGCAAACATTACGGTTTTCCAACCGAAAAAAGAAAGGAATTAATTAATATATGGCACGTTATAAAAACGCCCTACGTGGGCATTTCATCGCTCCTGTAACTGATCCAAAAGTAGAGCCAGAAAAATCTACTTATTTGGAGCTTGCGAAATGGATCGAAGACATCGCAGACGATACAGACGAAGCTACAACTTCTGTAGCTTACTATGATGGAGACGGTACAGAAGAGACTACGGTTACATCTGTTAAAGGCTCTTACACTTTCAAAGGCACTTACGACAAGGAAGACCCAGCCATGAAGCACATCGCTGGTCTTAAATACAAACTCGGCAATGAACGACTTGTATGGCATAAGATCGTAGATGCTGATGGCAAGAACCAAGCAGTCGGAATCGCTACCGTATCTGATATCAAAGCTGGTTCGGGCGCTGCTGCAGAATACGAAGAATTTTCTTGCAAAATCTCGTATAATTCACTTCCAAAAATTTCAGCAGTCGTCTAATCGAATTATTGGGCGCTATCTGTTTAGGTAGCGCTCTTTTTTGTGCATTAAAGGAGGAAAAATCATGTCTATTTCAATTGAACTAAAACGCAACTACATTCCCATTAAAATCGGAGAAATCGAACTACAGTTTGATACATCACTAGAAAATATCTCACGCCTTGCAACGCTCCAGGAAGAGATCGCAGAACGCTTTAATAAATACCAGTTAGAGCTGATTGAGCGATCTAATAACGGAGAGTTTGACGATCTCAAAGAAGGAGTCATTAACAAGCGGGTTATTGACGAAGCCTTTGAGATTCAGAAAAAAATGACGGAGATTAAATATGATGTGTTATTCGGTGACGGTACCTTTGCTAAACTCTATGAACGTTATCCAGACATTGACGCTTTGGATCATGCATTTGATGAGGTTGATACAATGCTGGGTGCTGAAATCGAACGTCTAGGCCAAGAACGGGCCAAAGCATCGGGTGCGGTTGCTGAGTCATTCGTTAAAAAAGCGAAAGCGAAGAAAACAAAAAAAACCAGCAAAAAATAACAAGGAGGACCGCTCATGAAATTAAACGAGCCTATACAGAACTCCTTCGAATTAAACGGGCGCACCTATGAAGTGGACTGCTCTTTTGATCTGGTGCTGGACGTATTCGAGATGTTTGATAACGGAGTAATGAATAATCTTGAGAAGATGCGTACAGCGGTCTTAATGATGACGGACGAAGCCTTGGACGACCCAGAGGATGTCGTTGCCGTGTGGGAATATATCGACGAGCATTTTTTAAAGGCTAAAAAAGAGCGCGTGGTTTATGACCGGCACGGCAACCCTATGCCTGTAGCCAAGGACGAAGAAGATGATATCCGTTTGATTGATTTTGAGGTAGACGCGCAGGAAATCTACGCTAGCTTCGTGCAAGCGTATAACATCAACCTCTTTGAAGCACAAGGCCGGCTAACATGGCCCGAATTTATCGCGCTATTAAACGGTATGCCAGAAGGAACGGCTGTATCTCAGTTAGTAGAGATACGGTCTTGGAAACCCTCGAAAAACGATAGTAGCGAGTATAAGGCAAAAATGAGACGGCTACAAAACAAATATAGATTAGACGGAAAGGAGGGAGATGAATAATGGCAGATGGAAAGATAGTTATTGACGTCCAGGTTAACGGACGCAAACTTACAGAACTATCAGATGCCTTGAAGCGTTTAGAGTCCGAAGCTCGAAGATCGGGCCAGGGAGTCAAAAGTGCCGGAGATGGTATCCAGGCTACTGGTGACAAGGCTTTAAGAGCCGGACAAGGTTTTAAACGCGCTGGGGACCGTATGGCCGAGGGTGCGAAGCTATCAGAAACCTCAAGTAATGGCTTTCGTCGCGCTGGTGACAAAATCAAAGAAAGCTCAGAGGTTGCCTCTAAGTCTGGGAATGGCTTTAAACGAGCGGGCGAGAAGATCAAGGAAAGCTCTGATCTAGCTGGACGCTCTGGAAACGGCTTTAAACAAGCCGGTGAGAAAGTAAAAGAAAGCTCTGATCTTGCTCAAAGGTCTGGCGACGGCTTTAAACAGGCCTCAAACAAAATCAAGTCAGCAAGCAATGAGGCTAGTTCTGGCGGTGAAGGCTTTAAACAAGCTGGGCACAAGGTGAAAGCCTCTGGCGAGGAAGCCAAAGGGGGCGGTGCTGGATTTAAGAAAGCTGGTGAAGATGCAAAGGCTGGCGGTGACAAAGCCGGCCAAGGCGCCAAAGGCTTTGAGAAGATCAAAGACGCAATCAAGAACTTCTCAGTCGGTGCTGTAGCCTTTAAAGCTGTCAGCTCTGCAATGAACCTTGTAAGTCAGTCAATGGACAAGGCTATTGACCGATTCGATACCTTGCAACGGTTCCCGAAAGTGATGAAGTCTTTGGGGCATTCCTCTAAAGATGTGGCAGCATCTACCAAGTTACTATCCGAGGGTATCGAGGGCCTACCTACAACACTTGATACAGTTGTAAGTACAACCCAGAAGTTAACTTCAATGACTGGCAACCTCAAGCAGTCTACTAAGCTGACAATCGCTTTGAATAATGCGTTCCTTGCTTCTGGTGCATCTACAGAAGATGCAAGCCGTGGATTGCAACAGTACACCCAGATGTTATCAGCCGGTAAGGTTGATATGCAAAGCTGGAAAACATTGCAAGAAACCATGCCTTACGCATTGCAGAAGACGGCAGAATCGTTTGGTTTTGCTGGTGCATCGGCCCAGAAAGACTTCTACTCAGCCTTGCAAGACGGCAAGATCACGTTTACTGATTTTAGTAAACGTCTGATCGAGCTGAATAAAGGCACGAATGGCTTTGCTGAAATGGCAAAGAAAAACTCCGAGGGTATCAAGACTTCATTTGGTAATATCGTGAACGCAGTGGCAAAAGGTATCGCGAATGTCATTGCCGAGTTTGACAAAATGAGCAAGGCAGTTACTGGTAAGAGTATTGCCCAAAACCTTGACAGCATTAAAGGTGCAGTAAACAGTACATTTAATGTGATTATCAGTGTCATTCGTGGTGCTACACCAGTTGTTAAATCGCTAGTCAGTGTATTAGGCTTCCTTAAGCCTGTTTTAGACCCACTTATCGCTGTATTCACTGGTGTCGTATCAGCAGTCTTGCTCTTTAAGGGAGCGATGCTGGGGCTGTCAATTATCAAGGGTATCGGTAGCCTAATTGGTACGCTTATCACTTCCCTGGTATCGCTAACCAGTACCTCACTTGTAGCAACGGGTGCTACTACCGGACTTGCTGGGGCTTTGGCCTCTCTATCTTCTGGCGGAGTCTTTCTGGTCGTCGGGGCTATCGCTGGGCTAGTGTCATGGTTGACGCAGGAAAGCGAAGCGTCCAAGGAAGCCAAAGCCAAGAATGAAGAGTTTAAACGCTCCCTCGACGATTTACACGAAAGTGTGAACAAAGGCAATGAAGCCTATAAGGATCGCAGAAATGAAATCCAAGCTACAGCCGAGGATAACGAGCGGTTAGTCAGAAAGATCGACGAGCTGAACGCGGTCGAAAACAAGACTGCCGCTCAGAAGAAAGAACTTGCATCGGCAGCAGAAACCCTTAACTCACGCATCGAGGGTCTAAATATCCAGTACGATAAAGCCACAGGCACAATCAACATGACAACGGACGCGATCCGTAAGCAGATTGAGATTGCCAAGGCATCGGCTGAAATTGAAGCCGCCAACCAGAAAATGGTAGAAAATGCCAAGAAGCGCCTTGAAATCAAGGATAAGATAAAGGAAGTTGAGAAACAGTACCAGGATCTTGTCGAAAAAACTGATAGCGTGGAAGAAGGCTCTTTCAGTAACTCGCGAATCCGTGAAGGGGCCAAGGCAGAATTTAAGAAAAAATACAACGAAGAAGTCAAGAAGCTCCAGGACGATATCAAGAAAACTGAAGAGTCTGATAACGAATTAACGAATACAATCGTTAAAAACAACGAAGCCAAAGCCAAGTCTACTGAAGATGCCTCCGGTCGTATGATCTATACGATGGAGAATATGAACGAAGCCCAGCGTAAGGCTGTAGAGATGATGCAACAAGAATTTGCTAATCTCAAAGGTGAAGTTCAGAACGCGTTCCAAGCTATTGAGCAACAGACGGCCTTATCTGCAGATCAAATGACTGCCAACTTGCAGAAGAACATCGACGCGGTTGATAAGTGGTCACAAAACCTTGAAATACTAGCAAAACGCGGGCTTGACCAAGGTCTTATCGAGCAAATGCGCCAGGCTGGTCCTAAAATGGCCAACCAAAC